GAATATCCATATATGACCGCTGGTGGTAATATGCAGATAAAAACACAAGACTTTGATGATAGGGTTGATATTATGCCGATTAGCAATCCAGATATTTTTAGCACAGCGCAAAGAATAGCTATGGCACAAGAAATGATGCAACTGGTGCAATCAAATCCTCAAGTTCATGGACCAGACGGTATTTATGAATCTTACAGGAGAATGTATGCTGCTATAGGTGTGGATAATGTTGATCAACTTTTAGTTCCCCCACAACCAACAGAACCCGCACCTGTAGAAGCCGGTATGGAAAATAATATGTTATTAATGGGACAGCCTGCACAAGCTTTTCCACAGCAGAATCATGATGCTCATATTGCAGCACATATGTCACTTTTTAACACGCCACCAGTGCAATCCAATGCTCAAGTGCAAGCTTTGATACATGCACACATTATGCAACACATTCAGATGAAAGCCGATAGAGTCGCAGTCGAACAGATGCCACCAGAGGTCAAAGCACAATACGATCAAATCAACCAGCAAATCAATATGGTGCCACCAGAGCAACGACAACAATTACAACAGCAAGGACAAGATTTGTTAGCACAATTTTCTGCACCTGTACTCGCTGAGTTGGTAAATGAATATACACAAAAGATCGGGGCTCCTCAGGACGAAGATCCACTAGTGACTATTAGAAAGCAAGAGCTTGCCTTAAAAGGCCAAGAGCTAGCTCAAGAACAACAGCAGTTTGTTGCCGACCAACAACGAAAAGAAGATGACGCTAGACGCCAAGATCAGATTGATAGAGAAAGAATCCAAGCCCAAGAGGATATAGCGGCCATGCGTGATGATACTGCTAGGGAAAGACTAGAACAGCAAAAACAACTCAAAATACAAGATTTACTTAACAAATACAGTAACTAGTGCAATAATACGGTCATGATTAAAAGAACAGAAGTTTCACAACTTTCCGAACCTAAAGTTATGGATAATAAAAACGGTTATTCTAACAAAGGTAGCGTGCCATACGCTAAGAAAGAAAGTTTTGATGCAAACGTGAATCCCAAACCGGGGATGGGCAAAGGTAAATCTAGGGGTGTTGGTATAGCAGAGTCTGGTACCAAATTCTCTGGAGTTTACTAGTGTCGGTCATTTGGATTAGGGATAAACTTGTCAAGCATCTAAACGAAAGACGTGAAGATATAAAAGACACGTTATTGGCTGGTGTCAAAGACATGAACCAATACGAGTTTCTACGTGGACGTTACAGTTCTCTTGTTGACGTAGAATTGGAACTTAGAGAACTGCTGGGAAAAGTAATACAAGATGACGACGAAGAACGAAATAATAGTTCCTGATCATGTTGCTAAACAAGTAGAAGAGCAAAACAAAGAAACAGGCGATCAAATCGACCAGGCGTACGTGCCTGAAGCATCAAGGGTTTTAGACCCAACACTTTTAGATAAATCAATACTAGATCGAATGCCACAACCTACTGGTTGGCGTATTTTAATTTTGCCGTTTGCAGGCAAAGGCATAACCAAAGGTGGTATACATTTAGTGCAGAACACTGTTGATAGAGAGTCACTTGCAACTGTATGTGCATACGTTGTCAAGATGGGTCCTTCTTGCTATAAGAGCGAAAAATTTGAAGGCCAGAGTTGGTGTAAAGAAAAACAATGGGTGTTGATAGGGAGGTATGCTGGTGCTAGATTCAAACTCGGTGACGATGCAGAATGCAGAATCATAAACGATGATGAAGTTATAGCCACCATACATGACCCGACTGACATCGTTGCAGTATAGGAGTAAAAATGGCAGAAGAAGCTAAAAAAGAAGAAGTATTAGAAGAGGGTGAAATTGTTGAAATAGAAACTCAAGAAGATTCTAATGCAGAAGAAAACGTGGAGGAGGTTGTTGAGCAACCTACGGAAGAAGAGAATGTTGAAGGCGAAGAAGAATTAGAAAATTATTCTGATCGTGTTCAAAAACGTATATCTAATTTAACAAGACGGTTAAGAGAAGCAGAGCGAGCAAGTGAATCTGCATACTCCTACGCCAGTCAGTTGCAAAAGCAAAACCAACAACTTCAACAGCGTAGTTTTACCGTTGATAAATCATATCTATCTGAGGCAGAGCAACGGCTGAAATCACAAAGAGCCCAAGCTACTGCAGCACTAAAAACTGCTCATGAAAATTCAGACTTTGATAAAGTAGCACAAGCACAAGATATTTTAGCTAAGATTGCAGTTGAAGAAAGCAGAGTGAAACAGTCACGCTCACAAGCTGAATATCAAATTCAACAATCTCAGACACATCAGGAACAACCTGTCGTGCAAAATTATCAAGCGCCAGCGCCTGATCCAAAAGCTGAAGACTGGACTGACAGAAATGAATGGTTTGGCAGTGATGAGACTATGACTTTAGCGGCCATGAACATACACAAAAAATTAGTTGAGGAAGAAGGGTTTGATCCTAGCACAGATGAGTATTATACTGAGATAGATAAAAGGATAGCTGTTGAGTTTCCACATAAGTTTGAAAAGACTGAAAATAAGAAACCACAACAGAGAGTTGCTTCAGCTGGAAGAGCAGATACCTCTACTAGCTCAAATAAAAAGCAAGTAAAATTATCGCCGTCTGAAGTACAGATGGCTAGAAAACTAAACGTACCTCTAAGTGAGTACGCAAAATTTGTAAAAAGGTAAAAAATGGAAAGAGATTCAAAGGGAAGATTTATAAACGACAGAGTGTCCCGCTCTGCTGATACTCGTGAGTCACAAGACGCACGCAAACCTTGGGCACCACCAAGTATGTTAGAAACCCCACCAGCACCGCCTGGATACATCTATAGATGGATCAGGGCTGAACTGTTGAATGAGGATGATAAGAAAAATGTCATGTCAAGAACACGTGAAGGTTTTGAACTGGTACGTAGTGAAGAGATAGGAGATTTTGATTTACCGTCCTTAGAACAGGGCAAGCACGCAGGAGTTGTATGTGTGGGAGGTTTATTATTAGCTAAGATTCCAGAGGAAACAAGAAACGAACGTAACGCCTACTACCAACAGCGTACAACAAATGCACAAGAAGCTGTTGACAACGACCTCATGAAAGAATCTGATGCTCGTTCTCCGATAATGTCTCCAAGGAGAACTTCTAGTGTTACATTTGGAGGCGGTAAACGTAAATAATTAACAAGGATAAATTATGGCAAACCAAGATAAACCCTTTGGTTTTAAGTTAGTAGGAAATATGGCAGGAGATAACTCTGGTAGAGTTAACGAATACAATATTGAATCTGGCTCAACCCAAGGAATCTTCTCAGGCGACCCAGTAAAAATGTTAACAGGCGGTTTTATCGACGTAGCCGATGCCGCAGGTGATACAAAAATACTAGGTATCTTTAGAGGATGTAAATTCGTAAACGCAAGTAGCAAAGAAGTAGAATTCTCTGCTCATTTCCCTGCTGCCCAAACAGCAACAGGAGATATTGTAGCTTTTGTTGAAGATAATCCCTTCAACTTATATGAAGTTCAGTGTACAGGTTCTTTAGCTAGAACTGACATTGGCGCTAATGTTGATATTGGCTATACAGCTGGTTCTACCGTTACAGGTCAATCCGCTGCAGAAGTCGGTTCTTCATCAGGAGCTAGTACAGCTAACTACAGAATCGTTGGTGTTTCTAAAGATAGCGAAAATAATGAACTTGGATCAGCTAACGTAAACGTGATTGTTTTAATTAACGAGCATGCTTATAAGATTGAAGCTGGCATATAATAAGGAGTAATAATGGCTATTAATAGAGCACAATTAGCAAAAGAATTAGAACCTGGCCTTAACGCTTTATTTGGTATGGAATATGCCAGATATGACAATGAGCACGCAGAAATCTATGAAGAAGAATCTTCCGACAGAGCATTCGAAGAAGAAGTCTTAATCGTTGGTTTCGGTAATGCACCAGTCAAGCCAGAAGGTGAAGGTGTCGCATTCGACAACGCAAACGAAGGATTTACTGCAAGGTACGAGCATGAAACTATTGCTCTGGCATTTGCATTAACTGAAGAAGCAGTGGAGGACAATCTATATGATAGACTTGGTTCTCGATACACAAAAGCTTTGGCAAGAAGTATGGCAAATACAAAGCAGATTAAAGCTGCAAGTATTTTAAATAATGCTTTCTCAACTTCTTTCCCTGGTGGTGATGGTCAACCTTTGATCTCTTCATCACACCCACTTTCAGGTGGCGGGACAGGAGCAAACAGAGCTTCTACATTTGCTGACTTGAATGAAACTTCATTAGAAGATTCACTTATCAGAATCTCAACTCAGGTTGATGACAGAGGGCTATCTATAGCTCTGCAAGGAATAAAATTAATCGTTCCACCACAATTACAATTTGTGGCTGACAGATTATTGCAATCTCCAGGTAGAGTAGGTACATCTGACAATGACATCAATGCTATCAGTAATATGGGTATGCTTCCTGAAGGTTATGTGGTAAACCATTACCTCAATGACCCAGACGCATTCTTCCTAAAAACTGATGTGCCTGATGGATTTAAATATTTTGTTAGATCCCCTCTTCAAACATCACTTGAAGGTGATTTTGATACAGGAAATATGAGATACAAAGCTAGAGAGAGATATTCTTTCGGATTCTCAAACTGGAGATGTGTCGACGGTTCACAAGGGGCGTAAGCACTTTCTGAATATCTAGGGGGCTTTGGCCCCCTTTTTTTATGTCTCTATAAAGTTGATCTGTAAAAACACCTAGACTATAATCAAGGTATTAGCATAATGAGGCGCATGATGCGTTCCATTTAAAGAAAAGGAGTTCTTATGTCTAATCCACATTTTCAAAACCAAATTTTATGGGCAGGTAATACTGTCGCTTCGAAGTCTAAAAAAGACTTACCTATGTTTCAACCATATCCGTCAGACCAGACGTATTATGGGTATTTTAATGATTTCATGAACTACGTTGCTAGTGATTGGACCATCACATCAACCGATGGTGGTGGCGACTCTGGCGAAGTAATTCAAATCACCAGTGGGGCTGGTGGGCAACTACTCATCACAACAAACGACGCCGACAACGACTCAGAAGAGTTGCAACTAAAAGGTGAATCATTTTTAATTGATGGTAGTAAAAGAGCATTCTTTTCATGCCGCTTCAAGTTAAGTGATGCTACAGAATCAGATGCTTTAATTGGTTTAGCGATAACCGATACTACAGCTATTGATGGTGTATCAGATGGCATCTTTTTCACTAAAGACGATGGCGATACAAATTTAGATTTTGTAGTTGAGAAAGATTCTACAGAAACAGAAACAGCAGCAGTAGCTACTGTAGCAGATGATACTTTTATTACAGCATCATTTTTTGTAGATCCAAATGCAAGCCAAGTATTTTATGCAATCAATAACGCAGAGCCAGTTGGGGTTGTTAACACTAACTTGCCTGATAATGAAGAGCTTACTGTTACCTTAGCTATTCAAGCAGGTGCAGCAGCAGCTAAAAGTTTAGTGGTTGATTACGTAAGTGTGTTGGTAGAGAGATAATGGCAGATACAGTTACATCACAAACAATTCAGGACGGTCAAAGAAAGGCCGTCTTGAAATTTACAAATGTTTCCGATGGTACTGGTGAAAGTGCTGTCGTTAAAGTAGATGTTTCTGCCCTACAAGCTAACGCTGATGGTACAGCATGTTCAGCTGTGACAGTGCAAAGAATATATTGGGCATGTCGTGGTATGGGTGTTAACTTATTTTTCGATGCTACTGCAAACGTCTTAATTACAGGACTGCCTGCAGATAGTACAGGCGACGAATACTATGACAACTTTACAGGCATACCTAATAATGCAGGTAGTGGCAAAACTGGCGATATTGTATTTACAACTGTAGGACACTCATCTGGGGACACATATTCGATCATTTTAGAACTGGTTAAAGAGTACGGCTAAAATTAGGCTAGTTTATGGCTGTTGCAAGAAGAAAGTCAAAAAACCCGCCTAAAACAAAAAAGTATTTTAGACCAACTAAAAAAGGTGCTGGCATGACTGCAGCCGGTATCGCTCGTTACAGGCGTGAAAATC